CCCCTTAATCCCCCCACCCCCGAAACGGGCGAGCGCGGGGATGCGCCTGCTGGCGAGCCTGATCGCGGTGACGGCGATGACGAGCCGCCCGAGGATGGGGAAACCAAGATCGCTCGGAAGCTGCCCAGCAACTGGCAGCCCAAGCCGTTCGGCGAAAAAACCGAGGCTCGAGCAATCACCGACAGCTGGGGCGATGATCGATTCCGAAGGGAAGTCGAGAAGTTCACCAGCCACCATCGCGCCAGAGGCAACACGATGAAAAACTGGCAGCGAGCTTGGCAAACCTGGGTTGGAAACACCGTCGAATTTGGAAGGAGCAGACATGGAAACGGGCAGCAATCAGCAAATTCAGGCGCAGGCGAGTTCCAGGAACTTGCCCGTCTTGCAGCGGGTTCTGGTCGCCCACGACACGATCAAGACCTGCTCGACTATGGCCTTCTCGGAAATGCCGAGGGTTTCTGACCAGCTGGCCGACGCCATCGCGGCCGATCTGGCAACGCTCGAGCGCGGCCTCGCCCCGTCAGACCCGAAAGCCTGGGCGGCAGTGCTTGGCCGCCTCGCCTGCTTGCCGAGCCGCAGCATGGCGGTGCTGGATCGCCAGGGCAAAGCCATGATGCTTGCCGACATGGCAGAGGCGCTGTGCCGCAGCATCCCGCAGGATTTGATCGAGACGACACGGCAGCGGGCGATGGAGCGATGCACGTTCTTTCCCGCCCCTGCAGAGCTCATCGCGCTGGTCAAACCCGAGATCACCGAACGCACGATCATGCGCAACACCGCCCGCATGATGCTGATGAAGGCCGGAAGGACCGTGCAGTGACCCTCTCCCGAACCTCCCTCACCGGACACGCCGCCTCGATGCGCGATCCCAGCCCGGAAGCCGCTCGCCGGGAAGCCAAGCGCGCGTTCCACGACAGCGAGGGCAAGATCATCCTCATCAACACCGACTGGCTGACCGGCTGGGGTGACCGCCAGCAGGCGATCCTCCTCGGCGAGAAGCTGCACGGCAAGCGGAGTGCGAAGTGATGGGCACCCGCGTAAGCCCCAGCAGCGAAGCCCGCCGCGTCGCCGCGATCCTCGCCCGTGATGAAGCCGACCGCATCGCGGAACAGTCCCGCGCCGATGCTGAGCGGAACGTCCGGCTCGGCCTTCCCGCGAACGAGGCTGACCTCATCATCCCGCCCACGCCCGAATGGATCGCCAAAGGCGACGCCATCCCCTATCGCCCGCGCCATGACGGCCAGTGGGCATCGCTCAGCGAAGGAATCACCACGATGCGCCGCGTGCTCACCCCGATCGCCACCCGGCTCCACCGCGCCGGAAAGCTCAACGACGAACAGCTGAGCGCCTGCACCTGGTATCGCCGGACCTATGACGAGGCGGGGCTCGAGGGCGCGATGCCCGGCACCGATTTCCTGAAAGAGGTGTGGACCGCACCGCAGTCGAGGGGCATGAACTTCACCGAGGAGCAGGTCGCCGCGCAGGAACAGTTGCGCCAGGCGCGCGCCGCGATGCCGAGCGCCTTCGTCAAGTTCTTCGAGGCGGTGATCCTCTACGACATCCCGGTCAAGCGTGCTGCCCGAGCGCATAAATGTCGCTTCCGACATGAGGTTCAATGTTTGCGTGATTGCGCAACATCAGTCTCTAACTATCTGGAAACGCTGGAAGAAATGCAGCGGAAACTGAACGAGGCGCTGGGTGAATAATTCAGTTATTGACGATGCGACCCGTTTCGGGGCATATCTCACACCGTTGAAATCGCGTCTTGAGACGAAAGCCTGTCCTTCGGGGCGGGCTTTTTTTGTGCGCGAAGCCCGGAAAACCTGATCGATGCCCCGCACGGTCCTCAACCCCCAAGCCCGGTTGACGCAGCTTCGCATCGCGAAGAAGCGCGCCGACGCGCACCCGGTCAAGGCGACGCTCACCGCCGAGCCGATGGCGAAACTGCTCGGCGTGTCCTGGCAGGGCGCGCTGCGGCGATGGTGCAACGAGCTGCCAGGTTTCGAGCAGTCCGGCTGCTTCGTCCGCGGCGGCCAAGGCATCGAGTGGACGTTCAAGGTCCGCCGAACGACCGACTGGCTGATCCGGCATTTCGAGCGCGAGGAGCAGGCGCTCAAGGACAAGTCGCGGCGGACTGAGAGAGCTCTCGGCCTGCCCGATGGTGTCATGCCCGACGGCTTCACGCTGGTCGAGGTCGATAAGTCGATGGCGATCTACCAGAAGATCGCCGAGCAGAAGCGCGAGGCGGGTTTGTGGGTGCCGCGCGAGCATGTCGAGAACATCCTGCGCGAGGTTCTGGTCGCTGCCCGCGATCATTGTCTCGGCGTCATCGGGGTCGCCGATCCCAACGGGGTGTTCCCCCCGGAGATTCGAGAGAAGGTCGAGCGCGCGACGGTCGCCCAGGCGGCTGCATTCGCGCAACGATGCGAGGAAATAAGCCGATCCCATGAAGGTCCTGTCCCCGGATGAACTGATGGCTGAGGTCACCGATCTCAGCAGCGGGCAGCATCTGGCCAGCGGCTATTCCGTTCTTGCGGGCCTTCTCGATTTTGCCCGGCCACCCGAGGCGATATCCACGGTGCGCTGCGCCGAGCAATACCGGAAGCTGAAAACCCCGCGCGGGACCGGCACGATCCTGTGGTCGCGTGAGCTGACGCCTTACATGGTCGGCATCATGGACGCGCTCGACGATCCGACCGTCGAGGAGGTCATCGTGCCGAAGCCGGGGCGCTGTGGCGGCACGGTCGCGTTCGAGAATTACGCCTTCAAGCTGATGCGGTTCGGCCCCATGACCGACATCGGCTGGTATCTGAAAGCCGACAACCAGGTCGACAAATATTGCGACCGCGAATGGCGCTACCTGTTCGAGCTACATCCTGAGATTCAGGCGAAGATCGGGGCGGGCCGCAGCGACGACAACAAGTCTCGCAAACGGGTCGATGGGCGCATTTTCGAGGTGCAGGCGGCAACGCTCGCCAACATGACGAACGTTCAATACGGCTTCATGATGGGCGACGAAATAGACAGCTATTCGCCCGCTCTGCGACGCTCCTTTCAGGAGCAGGCCCGTGTTCGTGGACGCGCACTCGGTAGTCAGCGCAAGGTCGGTATGACCAGTCACCCCGACGGTGGGTGGGCGGAAGGAATAGCGCCAGCCTGGGTGCTTTCCTCACGGGGAATTTGGGCTTGGCCATGCTCGAACTGCAATGGCTGGTCTTCGCCTTATCCTACCAAGTTCTGGCAGGACGTGCCCCGCTGCGAACTATCCTATGAGCGCCCCCCAGATGGTGCCCCCAAGGATGAAAGGGTGCAGATGGCGAAAGAAACGGCTGGCCTGATCTGCCCCCATTGCGGCTCAGTATTGAACGACAAGCAGCGCGCGCAGATGGTCGATGATGGGGATTGGTTGGCACGCGGCCAGTTGCTTGACATTGACAAGGGTATTGAAGGCGATTTGACGCCCAACCGCGCTCGCGGGTTCTGGATTCACGGCCAGATGTCGAAGATGATCTCTAACGCTGAATTGGCTGAGGAGATCGAGGCGGCCATCGCCGAGTTCGACTCCACAAAGAAGCCTGAAAAGTTGCGACAGGTCACCGCGAAGGTGCTGGGCGAGCCCTATGAGGGATCGGGCAGCGGTGCCAAGCTCGACGGGGCGGCACTGGTCCAGCGGCGCAAGGAACTGGACACGGCGGGCGGCGGCTTCGCCATCGGGGAGTTCCCGACGGGCGCGCTGTTCGCGACGCAGGCGATCGATGTCGGGCACAACAAGTTCGATATCGGCATCTGGGCCTGGGACGCAGAGGGGCGGTCCTGGCTGGTTGAGCGGAAAACCATTCGCCAGCGCGTCTGGCCCGATCTGCAACTGCGCGACATCCGCCCGGTCGAGAACATCCTCGACTGGCAGGTGCTGGTGCCGGAAATCGACCGGCTGCTGCCGATGCAGGCGCAACCGGGCATGGCCATGCCGATCGCGGTCACGCTGATCGACAGCGGCGACGGCAACGTGACGTGGAAGGCTTACGAGTTCTGCCGGCAGATGGCGTCCCGCAAGTGGGGCGGTTTCAGCCGGGTCAAGGCGATCAAGGGCAATTCGTCACCGAAAGCGCCCGAGGTTCCGGTATCGGGCCTGCGCATCTCGAAAGACGAGCGCGGCGCGCCGGTCAACCCGGAGATCCTGATGTTCACGCTCGGGGTCCATCAGCTGCGCGAGAAATCGCTGGCCCGGCTCGAAACCGAGGACGGCGGGCCCGGCGAGTGCTTCTTCGCCAACGGGGTGAGCCGCAAGGCGCTGGACGAGTTTTTCGGCGAGCGCCTGATCGACGGAAAATGGGTCAGGACCGGCGACAACGAGACGCTGGACCTGTTCGGATATGCCGAGGCCGGGAGGCAGATGCTCAACCCGGATCGGCCTGGCATCAACTGGTCTTCGCCACCGCCTTGGGCGAAGCCGGTTCCTCTTTCTCGGAAGGGAGGTGATCACGCGGTCGAGGCCAATCGGCAGGCTGAAAAGCCGGTCGACAATCAGATGACGCTGCTCGAGCGGTTTGCTCGGCTCAACGAAGGGAATTGATGAATGGCATCGCTCGCTCAACTCCAGACCTGGCTGACGGAGGCCGAAGCGGCCCGCCACAGCCTCGCGCTGGGCGAGCAGGTTGCCGAGGTGTGGAAGGACGGCCGCCGCGTGACCTATACGCAGGCGCGGCTTCCTGATCTGGACGCCTATATCAAGACGCTGCAGCGCGATATCCAGCAGGCGACTGCTCTGGCGGAGGGCAGGCCGCGGCGCAGCGCGATCGGGTTTCATTTCGGATGAGCATGATCTCGAGCGCGTCGGCGCTGCTGGGCAAGATGGGAGCGTTTCTGGGCTGGGGCGGCGCCGGTCAGGCCTATGAGGCTGGCACCCGACACATGCCGGAAAACAGCAGCTGGGCGCCGAGCATCAATTCCGGCGATGACGAGGTTCTGGTCCATCGCGACGAAATCGTTGCCCGCGCGCGCGACCTGATCCGCAACAACGGCTTCATCTCCGGCGGCATGGACCGCCGGGTCGAGGCGGTCATCGGCAGCAAGATCAGGCTGAAATGCCAGCCCGCCTATGCCGCGATGGGACGCGACACCGACTGGTCGTTCAACTGGTCGCAGGCGGTGCAGCAGGCATGGTCGGTCTATACGATGGACTTCGCGCGATTCTGCGACGCAGAGCAGATCAAGACGTTCGGCATGATCGTCAACACCGCCTATCGGCACTATTTCATCGATGGCGAGGCGCTGGCCCTGGTCGAGGATATCGAGCGCGGCGGCAAATATTCGACCACGCTGCGCCTGATCGATTCCGACCGGCTGAGCAACCCGAACGGCTTGCCCGACCATCACATTCTCACCAATGGCAACCGTCTCGTCGGCGGCGTCGAACTGGACCGCTACAACGCGCCGGTCGCCTATCACATCCGGGTCACGCATCCGCATGATCCGGCCCCGACCGTCGACAAGTTCCGTTGGGACCGCATTCCGCGCTTCGGCGCCACGGGCCGCCCGCGCGTGATCCATACCTATCACGCCAAGCGGGCCGAGGTGCGCCGCGGTATCAGCCAGCTCGCCGAGATCATCATCGCGAGCAAGCAGATGGACCGGATGGACAAGGCGACGGTGAGCGCGGCGCTGCTGCAGACCATCATGGCGCTGTTCATCACCAGCCCGGCGCCGACCGAGGAGGTCGCGGAGGCTGTTGCACCGATCGAGACTGGCGCGAGCGCGGGCTATCTCGATAACCTTCTGAGCTTCCGCGAGAAGAACAAGGTCCGCATCGGCTCCGAGGTTCAGGGCATCCACGGGTTCCCTGGCGAGAAATTCGAGTTCAAGGCACCGACGCACCCGCACAACAATTTCGAGGCCTTCATGGCGCAGATGCTGCGCAAGATCGCCTCGACCTTCGGCCTGTCCTATCCGCAGCTTTCGCAGGACTGGGCGGGCATCAACTATTCCAGCGCGCGCACGCTGCTCAACGAGATCTGGCGCGGCCTGCTCGACGACCGGCATGTGTTCACGCAGATGTTCTGCACGCCGTTCTATGCCGCCTGGCTCGAGGAGGCGATCGTGCTGCGCAAGACGATCACGCTGCCCGGCGGGCCGATGAGCTTCTATCGCTGGCGTGCCGAGCTGACCATGTGCGACTGGATGGGCCCAGGCCGCGGCACCGTCGATCCGAAGAAGGAGCAGGAAGCCGCTTCGCTCGCCATCGCCGGCAACCGCAGCAGCGACGCTCGCGAAGCCGAGGCGCAGGGGCTGGACTTCTACACCGTCTATGAGGAGCTGGCCTACGAGAAGCGGCTGCGCGAGCGGCTGGGCATCTCGGATGCCGATAACGCGGTGCCGACTGGTCCCGGTCGCCCCGCCGACGACAGCAACGACGAAGCCGACGCCCGCGAGATGGAGGGGGCTGACCAATGAAGACCAACCCTCGCCAGCCCGCGCATTTCGCCCAGATCGCGCAGCGCCTGTTCAACGTCCCGCTCGCGATCGAGCCGAGCAAGGCCGAGATCATCTGTGCAGCGCTTCACCAGCGGCTCGGCATCCTCAAGGTCGAGCGCCTGGACAGCACCGTGATGGGTGTGGTCGACATGAAATCCATGGTCGATGATGCCTATCGCCAGGGTCGCAGCGACAAGGTGTTTCATATCGACAGCGGCGTCGCGGTCATCCCGATCACGGGCACGCTGCTGCATCGCTATGGAGCGCTTGATCCCTGGTCAGGCTGCACCGGGTATGACGGCATCGCCCGGAAACTGCGCGCCGCGCTGAGCGACAACGATGTCAGTGCGATCTGGCTCGATATCGATAGCCCCGGCGGCGAGGTCGCGGGTCTGTTCGCTCTGGTCCGCGAGATTGCCATGTCGACGCAGAGCGAGACGGGCGGCAAGCCGATCTGGGCCTATGCCAACGAAATGGCGTGCTCGGCGGCCTATGCCATCGCATCGGTCTGCGACCGGGTTTATGCCCCGAAAGAGGCAATAGTCGGCTCGATCGGCTCGATCATCATGCACACCGATTTCAGCGAGATGCTGGACGAAAACGGCATCAAGGTGACCATGATCCGCGGCGGCGAGCGCAAGGCGCGCGGCGGGCCGTATGAAGCGCTCGACGATGTGACGCTGAACAAGCTGCTCGATGCAGTGGAGAAAACTCGCGTCGAGTTCGCCAGCTATGTCGCCATGGGCCGCAATCTCGATGTCGATGCCATTCTGGCCACCGAGGCCGACTGGTTCGACGGCGAGGAAGCCGATGACCTCGGCCTGATCGATGGCGTCGGCGATGAACGTGAAATCTGGGACCGCCTGATGCGGACCCTCAAACGGTCAATCTGACCACCACATATCCGAAAGGAAAGAATATGAGCACGTCGCGTTTCGCGCCGCTGGCGAAGGTTGGCCAGGTTTCGGCCGATGCTATCGCAAGCGCAATTGCCAGCATGTCTGCCGATGACCTCAAGGGCGCGCTGAGCGCCGAACAGCTGGCCGCGCTGGCCCCTGCCCCCACCCCCGCCGCCTCGGAAGATGCCGGCGACAAGCCCAAGAAGATGAAGGGCAAGGGCAAGAAGGACAAGATGGAGTCCGAGGACGCCGAGTATGACGACGAGGACGAGATGGAGGCCAGCGCTGCCGACACCGCCCCGCTCGCCACGGCCGCCGAGATCGGCAACGCCTTCATGGCGGTGTTCCCGAGCGCCAGTGCGTCGCAGATCCTCGCCTGCATCTCGATCACCGACCGCGCCAAGGCCGCCGCGCCTGCGGTTGCCAGCGAGCCCGATGAAGGCACCGCCGAACTCGCTGCACTGATCAAGCACAACGCCACGAATCTCGATGCTGGTGGCGGCGAGGCTCCGAAGGCCAAGAACCACGGCTGGGACGATATCCACGCCGAAGTCCGTCAACTGCGCGGCCACTGAGCGCCGACGCCCGAACTCCTGACGAAAGGAAATACCCATGCCCGTTTTCAATGAACCGATCCGCCCTTGCGAATCGCTGGTCAGCGAAGCCGCTGGCGAGCGTTCGCGCGAAGCGATTACCGTCGGCGCCACTGCCATCACCGCCTGCATGGTGCTCGGTGCCACGCTCGGCGCCGCGACCGCAGCAGTAAAGGCTGGTGGCAACACCGGCAACGGCACCTTCACGATCGATGCCAGCACGCCGACGCTGGCTGGCGCGAAGCCGGGCGTCTATCGCCTGCGCTGCATCGCGGCGGCTGCGAACGGCGGCACGTTCCGTCTCGAAGACCCTGACGGCATCGTTCTTGGCGACACCGTGATGGCGGCCGGTGCTGCGACCGTCTCCGAGCACATCCGCGGCGCGCTCGCCGATGGCTCCAGCGACTTCATTGTCGGCGACGGCTTCGACATCACCGTGCCCGCTACGTTCACCTATGGCCCGCTCAACCTGGCGGCAACCACCGGCCTGAGCGTCGCCGCTGGCATCTCCTATGGCAACTATGCGGCATCGGGCCGCGGCGTGGCATTCGTCCGCGACTGCGAGCACAACGCCGACATCGTTGTCTGGCCCGCCGGCATCACCAGCGACCAGCGCGCGCTGGCCACCCGTCAACTCGCTGCGCTGGGCATCATCCTGCGCTGATCCATTGCAGACCGTCGCGCTGAGGGCGTCGAGGCACAGCTTCGGCGCCCTTTTTGCGTCCGGCTGAAACCCACGAAAGGAATCTTCCCATGATCACCATGGACATTTTCAACCAGGACGCATTCTCGGCGATCTCGCTGACCGAGGCAGTGCGTCGTTCGCAGACCATCCCCGGCCTGATCGGCAGCCTGAACCTGTTCACCCCGGTCCCTGTCCGCACCCGCCTTGTGGCGGTCGAGCAGAAGGCGCAGACCCTGCGCATCGTCCAGACCAGCGAGCCGGGCGCGCCGCGCACCCGCCGCAGCCTGGACAAGGCCCGCATCGTCGACCTGCGCGTGCGCCGCATCGAGGAAGCAAGCCGCCTGACCGCCGAGGAAATCCAGGGCATCCGCGCTTTCGGTTCGGAAACCGAGCTTAAGACCATGCAGATGGAAGTCGCCGAGCGTCAGCAGACGGTCATCGACGACCTTTCCGCCACGGTCGAGCGCCTGCGCCTGTCCTGCATCAACGGCGTGCTGGTCGATGCCGACAACTCGACGATCTACGACTATTACAGCACGTTCGGCTTCACTGCCGCCAGCCAGATCGCGTTCAACTGGGCATCGCGGACGCAGTGCAAGCAGTTCGTCGCGAACAATGTCACGCGCCCGATCATCCGCGCGCTGGGCGGCATTGCCCCTCCGGGTATGCGCATCGTCGCGCTCTGCGGCGACGATTTCTTCGACCTGCTGCAGGAAAACGCGGAATACCGCGCGACCTATCTGAACACCGAGCGCGCGAGCGACCTGCTCAAGAACACCGTGTTCCAGTCGATCGAAGCCTGGGGTGTCACCTGGATCAACTATCGCGGCACCGACGACAACTCGACCGTCGCGATCCCGACCGCGCAGGCCCGGTTCTTCCCGGTCGGCGTGCGCGGCCTGTTTCAGGAGGCGTTCGCTCCGGCCCCGACTTTCAGCCTCGTCAACACCCGCGGCCAGGAATGGTATTCGCGCATCGTGGTCGACAAGGACCGCGAAGAATGGGCCGATATTGAGGTCGAATCGCACCGCCTGCCGATCTGCACCCGTCCCGAAACGCTGCTGTCGGGCCGCGCAGGCACCTGATCGCACTGACCTGAAACCGGGGCGGGCCTGATGGCTCGCCCCATAGGCATGGAGCCTCCCCCATGAAATTGATCCGCTGCATGGCCCTCCGGGCATTCACCCAGTTCGTTCCCGGCTTCGGCCAGGTCCACGGCGATCCCGACAATCAGGATGAAGCCGTCCAGTTCCCGATGGTGCCGGAAAGCCACGTCGATTTGCTGGTCGATGAAGGCAAAATCGAAGCGCCCGAGGATGAGCCCGTCGCGCCCGAGCCGGTCCCTGCACCGCGCGCCAAGCGAGGCAAGTCCAAGCCCGCCGCCGAGCCCGAAGGCGACGCGCCCGCCGACGAAGGCGAAACCGCAACCGAAGACGCTGCGCCGCTCTGATGGCTCGCCCCACGCTCGACGAGATCGAGGACCGGATGAACGCTGCAGTGTCGTCCGTCCTCGGCTCGCTGATCCAATATACCGTGTTCGGTGAGGCGCAGCGGACGATCCGCGCGCACGTCACCTATGCCGACCAGCAAATCGAGATGACCGCCGCGAATGTCGTGACGCAGGACATCTCGATCGAGGTCGATTTCGCCATTCTGCCGGACAAGCCGCGCGCCAAGGATATCGTTGGCCTGCCCAATATCGCCGGCAAGCTCTGGCAGCCTGTCAACGTTACCCGCAATCGCAGCGGCTCGGCCTGGGTATTCGGCGTGAAAGAGATCCGCGATGCCTGATACGCCCACCGCGCTCGAGAAGGTCGAGGATGCGCTCAAGGCGCTGTTCGACGCCTATGCGCCGCTGGAAAACGTGACCTTTCACACCGCGCGCTCGCCCGATGAGGCGTTCGACGAAACCGAGCTCGATGACGGGCCGCAGGTTCTGATCCTCACCGAGAGCTTCGAGATGAACCATGACGAGTCGCAAGGCCAGACGCAGGTGAACGCCTCGCTGATCTGCGAAGTTGTCGAGCTTTCATCGAGCGCCGGGATCGTCACGCGCAACACGCAGCAGGTCATCGCGCACATGATCGCGGCGATCCATGCTGACCGAACCCTGGGCGGCAGGCTCGAGGACCTTGAGGAGCAGAACGTTGCGCCGTCCGGGCGCAGCGGGATCGACGCCTCGGCCTGCTCGCTGCTGCTCGACACCGTTTTCTACACGCCGCGAGGCGACCTTTTCACCATCGTCGGCCCCGGTGGGTCGGCCTTCTAACCACAAGGATATCGCAATGGCCCGCTCCAACGCCGCCCCGGCGAACACCCCCGCTTGCCCGCCGCTGCCGCCCGGCTCGGTGGATTTCGATGCCCTGCACGCCGCGGCACTCGCCGGTCAGGACCTGGCCGCAGTGATCGCGCCGCCCGCCGAAACCCAGCAGGCCCCCGAGCCTGCGCCGGACACCGCCGAATAATCGGCCGCCCTGATCTGAAAGGAAGCCACCATGGCCCTCAAGGCAAACAATACCTGCGTCGCGCTCAAGCTCCAGGAATCGGTCGACACCTTCGCCAGCCCTTCGTCCTCGGCCGACGTGCTGCCGGTATCGCAGCTGGCATTCGCGATCAGCGGCGTGACGATCGCCAATGACGAATATACCGGCTCCGAAGCGAAGAACGGTGCCGAGGTGTCGGGCAAGAACGCCACGCTGTCCTATCGCGTGAAGCTTCGCCCGCCCGGCGGCTCGACGGTGCCGCTGGCTGGCGCGTTCCTGCTCGGCCGCATCCTGGTCGCCGCGAAGATGACCGAGAACCGCATCGGCACCGCCGTTCCTGCGTCTGCCGAAGCCGTGGGCGCAGGCTCGACCACGACCGCCGCCGTGCTGGGTTCCGGCGCCGCCGCGACCGCGAACATCTACAAGGGCCTTGCCCTCACGCTCGCCGGCATCGGCAGCAACCTGAAATCGCGCCTGACCGCCATTCGCTCCTACGCCGCCGACAAGACGGCGGTGATCCTGGAGACGGCGGGCAGCACGATCAGCGGCAACTATCAGATCCCGACGCAGCTGAGCTATCAGCGCAGCATTGTCGCGGGTGACGCGCCGTTCGCATCGCAGCGCATCTGGCTCGACGGCCACCGCTACGATCTGGTCAACTGTGTGCTCACCTCGCTGCGCATCGTGCTGCCCGTCAGCACGCGCGATGCCGCCGCCTTTCCCGAGCTCGAGGTCAGCTGGGCGGTGACGATCCTTTCCGATGCGGACGAGGCCACCCCGGTCGTTCCTTCGCTGGGCCCGACGCCGAAATGGCGCGACGGCAAGTTCTTCATGGGCGGCCGCGCAACGCCGGGATCGAACCTCACCGTCGATAGCGGCCTGAGCGTCGGCTATCCGCCGAACCCGAACAAGGATGAGGGCAATGACGCGCCGCAGCTGATCGAGTCGACTGCAAGCCTGACGTTCGAGCGTCACCACAGCCTCAAGGCGGTGGTCGATCAACTGGCCCAGGCCGACGCCCAGGCGCAGCACGGCGTCTTTGCGCAGTGGGGCAACGTCGCCGGCGGTATCGTGCAGGTCGTCATCCCCGATGCCCGGTTCAACTATGCCTCGCCGAACCTCGGCGGCGGCTTCATCACCGAGTCCGGCGACATGTTCATCGACGCGCTCGACAAGGGCATCTGCATCAACTTCCCCTACCCGGCCTGATCGGCCCGCTAACCCTCCAGCCCCCCGGAGATCACCATGTCCTCAACCATCCCGGCTGAGGCGAGCGAAACGCTCGTCTATTCGCCTGCCAACCTTGAAGCGAAGATGGATGTCCCGCCTCGCTTCCGGCTGCGCGCCGTCTCGCACCGCGAGAAGCGGCATTTCGACCGCCTCTTGAATGAGGAGGGCCTGCGCCAGCACAGCACCGAGGCCATTCGCGCCGAGATGCTGCGCGGCCTGGTCGAGGTCGGCACGCCCGAAACCGCCGCCGAACTCGAGCCGCGCGTCAAGGCGTTCTGGGAAGCGCTCGACGATCACGACAAGGAGCAGGCCGAACTGCCCGCCGAGGAACGCACCGCATTCGACCATCCCGACCTCGAGCGCATCCAGCAGCTCGGCAACGAGATCGCCTATGTCTGGAAGCCGCTGCGCAAGATGACGGCGGATAATGTCGACTATCTCGCGATGCTGCCCCTGATTTCGGTTGCGGTCGCGGTGCAGGGCTGGGAGGGCCTGGAAGCGCTGTTCGAGAAGGACCGCGGCTTCCTCACCGTCGAATGCGCCGATGCCGTCCGCAAGGCGCTGAACGACCTTGACGAGGCGCACGGTATCGACGCGGGCCTGTCCTGGTCGCAGCTCTACACCAAGGCGCTCAGCCGCATCTTCCTGCCGAAGGATCAGGAAAAAAACTCCGCATCGCCGTCGCCATCCAGCAGTCCCCCGTCGAATACGAAGACGGATGGGCAGGTGTCACCAGCTGGCACGTCCCCGGCGTCGGCGACTTCGACCGAAACCCCCGCGAGCTGATCGGCGACGACGAATGGAGCGTCCTGTCCCTGTTCAACCGCTGCGACATGGGCATGGCGGGCCGGGTCTGGCCGGACGGCGGCAGCCTGCTCGACCAGCCCTGTCTGCTCATCCAGGCGTTCGACGTGATCGCGCAGGCCAAGGCGCAGTGCAAGAAGGCGCTGGACGGTGATTAGCGCCAAGGTGTCCGGCCCGCCGATGGGGCAGTTCGAGGTGTTCCGGCGTTTCGCCCGGCAGCGATTCGAGCGCGCGGCGCTGATCGCTACCGACAAGGGTGCGAACATCGCCAAGTCCGAATTGCGCGCGTCGATGGGCGAGGCGCGGCTTGGCCGCCTCGGCCAGGCCATCGGCTCGGGTTCCGACCTCAAGAAGAGCGGGCGCGTCAAGAGCTACGGCGCGCGCGGCTTCTCGGCATCGGGCTGGCTGTTCGTCCGCTCGCGGTCGAAGCGCACCCTGGGCGCGATCGAGGCTTACACGCAGGGCGCCGATATTCGTCCGGTGCGCGGCCGCTGGCTCTGGATCGCCACCGATGAAATCTCGCGGCTGGCCGGCAGCAACCGGCAGGGCAAGGGCTTTCGCATGACGCCCGCGCTCTATCGCGCCAACGGGTTCGAGAAGAAGATCGGGCCATTGATCGAGATCAAGGGCGATGGCGGCGCGCCCGTGCTGATCGTGCGCAATGTTGGCGTCAACGCGGCAGGCAAGAAGCGCCAGGCCAAGTCGCTGACCAAGCGCGGCGCTCCCCGCAAGGGCCAGATCGCGGTCGACCAGATCGTCGCGTTCTACGCCATCCCGCGCACGTCGCGCACCGCGCGCGTCGATGTCCGCCAGATCATCGAGGGCGTCCAGAACCGGATGCCCGAACTCATTTCGCAGGCCCTGGGGCCGGTATGAACGCAACCCGAAAGGATGACAGGTGAGCAACGAGTTTCCCGCCTTCATCAAGGCTGAATATGTCGAGGGCGATGCGTTCAGCCGGTTCCAGCGCGATTACGAGCAGGCGACGCAGGGTTTCCGTCAGAAATTCGCCGAGGCCAGCCAGGAAGCGCAGCGCCTGCTTAACCAGGCCATCTCCCTGCCCCGCAACAATGTCGGCTCGCTCGATCTTGGTGTGCCGCAGTTGCGCGCCGCCGCCGAAGCGCAGCAGGCCCGCGCCATCGCCGCGCGCGAGGTGGCCAACGCGACCGCGATCGCCGCAAAGGCAGAGGGCGACTATTCCGCACAGGCCCGCGCCGCGCTCGCCGCGACCCAGGCTCTGGCGCGCGAGGAGGAGGAGGCCGCCCGCGCCGCCCGCGCCCATGCTGACGCCGCCGAGCAGGTCCAGCGCGCGCTCAACCTGCAGAAATCGGCAACCGATCTCGTCGTCCAGAGCACGGGCCGCGGCACAACCGCCAACCGCATCAACACCGAAAGCCAGCGCGCCAAGCGCTTCGCCATGATCCAGGCCGGTCAGCAGCTGCAGGACATCACCGTCTCGCTGCAATCGGGCCAGCGGGCGACCGCCGTGTTCGCCCAGCAGCTGCCCCAGCTGGCGTTTGCGTTCACCGATGTCGGTGGAAAGGTCGGTGCCTTCGCGCAATTCCTCGCCGGACCTTGGGGTGTGGCGGTGTTCGGCGCGGTCACGGTGCTCGGCTTCCTGATTGAGCATCTGGTCACGGCGGGGCAGGAAAGTGACGATCTCAGCAGCAAGAGCTTGGCACTCTCTCAGGCGCTCGACAAGGAAACGTTCGCGACCAAAGAGGGCCTGCAGGCGCTCAAGGACTTCAATGCCGAGAAGGAGCGGGCCCGCGCTGCCGATTCGCTGGCGATCGATGACAGCATCCGCAAGGCAGAGGCGCGTCGCCGCGATGCGCTGGCAACACGCGAAGCTCTGCAGGCTGAAATCGAGAGGGCTGCGCAGGCAAACCCCGGATCGCGCTTCGATGACGGATCTGGAGGCGCATTCGAGTTTGGGCGTTCAATAAGGATCGCTGGGCTGGAAAGTCGCCTTGAGGCCAACCAGCAGAGAATTGACGAACTCAACAAATCGCTCGGCAACCTCGGCATCGACAAGGCCGTTCAGGACGCGAAGGCCCTTTCCGATCCGATTGAGGCGATCAACCAGCGCTTCGACAAGATGGCGGACGCAGCCAAGCGCGCAGCGGCGGGAACCTACCTTGTAGGCGACGCTATGCGAAAGGCGTCGAATGATGCGCTGAAAAAGACACTCGCCGACATTGAAAAGCAGCGACAAGCCGAGATCGACGCCCAGCGTGATCGTGATCGGGCATCGAGCAGCACGCGCGCCCCTTCCCTGCCCCCTGTCACCATGTCGGAGGTCGCCAATATCCTCGGCGCTCCGATCACATCGGGCCTGCGCACCCAAGCACAGAACCGAGCGATGGGCGGTGCGCCCAACAGCCTGCACCTTATTGGCCAGGCGATCGACATCCCCCTCACCGTCAATGGCCGCCCGCTGACCAAGGCGGGCATCCGCACCGCGCTGGAAGCCGCTGGCGTGAAGGTCAGGGAAATCCTTGGCCCCGGCGACAATGGGCATGATGACCATTTCCATATCGGTTTCGACCGGAAGCGCCAGCGTCCCGATCAGGTCGCTTCCGCCGCCGGGCGCGAGGCCGATGAAGCGGCGCGCCAGCTTGAGCAGCTGGCTGGTCGCATCCAGGCCATCCAGAACCGCTTTGACCCTGCCACCAAGGCCGCGAACGACTTTGCCGACGCGCTGGCCACGATCAAGGAAGCCGAGGGTTCGGGCCTGATCTCCGAGCGGGAGTCGTTCGACCTGCAGATCAAGGCGATGGCCGAGCAGTATGGCGAAATGGCGCGCATCCAGCGTGAGACGACCGACCAGTTCATGCGGGCCTTCGAGCCGCAGCAGCTACGCAGCGCCGCCGAGGAATATGCCGATTACCTCGAGCAGAAATGGGAGGCCGCACAGAGCCGCGCCGCCAACGCCTTTGTCACCGCCGTCGAAACCGCTGATTTCCTGAGCGCCTTGTTTCGTGGCCGTGTCGGTGCGCGGGACGTGTTCAGGCTGATCAATCCGAATGATCGGCGCATCAGGGATGGAGTTTCGGGCACCGCGAGTGGCATTGATCGCTTCCTCTACGGCAAGACCTCGAACTTTCGTGAAATCGCAGAAGGCAAACCTGCCATCCAAGGCGGCTTTATCCAGAGCTACACCAAGGGCATCAACGACCTGAAAGAGGCGTTCGCAGGCTCGCTGGAAAAGGTGCTCGGTAAGGACGCCAGCAAGATCGGCGGCGCGCTTGGCAAGGCCTTTGCTGGCGCTGAAATCGGTGGCATGACCAGCGACTTGCTTGAGGGCCTGGGTGTCCAGAACAGCAAGCTCGGGTCGCAGATCGGCGGGGCCATTGGCTCGGCATTTGGTCCGATCGGCTCCCTTATTGGCTCGGTCATCGGAGGCTTGGGCGTCGAGGCATTGAAGCCTGCAAAGCGCGGCTCTGCGACCATCGGCGGCTCTGGCGGCAATCTCATCATCTCGAGCACGCGCGGCAACAGCCAGTCGCGCATCAAGCAGTCGACCCAGATGGCCGATGAAGCGATCACCACGCTTGAGCGCATCGCGCAGGCCCTGGGCGGCACGATCGACGCATCGCGAGGCGCAGTGAGCATTGGCGTTCGCGACAAGAATTTCCGCGTTGACACCAGTGGCCGCGGCATCACCAAGACCAAGAAAGGCGCGGTCGATTTCGGCGATGACAGCGCGGCGGCTATTCGGTTCGCAACGCTCGACCTCATTCAGGACGGCGTGGTGCAGGGCATCCGCGCATCGACGCAGCGCATCCTGCAAAGCGGCAAGGACCTGGAAAGCGCAATCCAGAAGGCGGTCGATTTCCAGAGCGTGTTCGACAGGCTGCAAGAGCGGCTCGACCCGGTGGCGGCGGCTATCACGGGCATTGAGCGGGAGTTCACCCGCCTGCGTAACATCTTCGCCGAAGCCGGTGCCAGCGCGGAGGAATATGCCGATCTCGAGAAGCTCTATCAGCTTGAGCGCACCGAGGCGATCAAGGAGGCCAATGAGCGCGTTCTGGGATCGATGAAGGCCCTGCTCGACGACCTGCGCTTCGGCGACAATGGCCGCTCCCTGCGCGATCGCCTCGCCGCCGCCCAGGCCAAGTTCGACCCGCTCGCGGCGCGCGTGCAGGCTGGCGACATCACCGCCTATGACGACTTCGCCGAGGCCGCGCGCGCGCTGCTCGACATCCAGCGCCAGTTCAGCGGAAGCCAGACGGCGTTTTTCGAGCTGCAGGACAAGATCACGCGCATCACCGCGAGCGTGGTCGAGGGCGGCAACGTCACGTCGATCCTCTCGGCAAGCGCCATCCCGAGCGCTCAGGCGCAGTCGCAGCTGTCCTATGACGGCAGCAATGTCGTGGCCGCGATCGACCAGCTTGGCGACAGGCTGGTGCAGGTGCTTGGTGGTCAGCTGGTCGAGATCAGGGAGAACACCACGCCGGGCCCGGTCTATGGCGGCAGCGGCGGCGGCGGGTTCAACATCCCCGGCTTCTTTGCGCAGAACGTCAAGCAAATCTGACCATGCACATCCTGATCGAGATCCAGCCCCTCAACTTGAGTTCCGGGGCCAGAGAGTCCGTGCGCGTCGCATCCGCGCAGGACCGGCGCATCACGGGCCTCAACAGCGTGGTGTGGGTGCCTGCGATCGTGCAGACACCCGTGCTCACGATCCGCCTGTTCGATGGCGATTTTGGATCGTCGGTGCAGCCCGGCACCGCGACCTTCTCGATGAACCTCGCCGAGGTCGAGAAGACCTATCCGAACGCCTATGCCTATCTCTGGGCGGGCGCGCCGGTCAGCATCTATGCCGAGGAGCCGGGCACCGCCTGGCCATGGACGCGGCGCTTCGTCGGAAAGGTGAGCCGGTTCGAGAAGGAATCGTCGCGCCTGCAGCTGGTCGCCGAGGTCGATACCGCCGCGCTGGGCAAGGACGTGCTTTCGCTGACCTATGCGGGCACGACCGGGATCGAGGGCGGCGCAGACCTCAAGGACAGGCCGCGCCCCTGGGTGCTGGGCCATGTAAAGGGCATCGAGCCTGTCCAGATCGATGTCGACAATTCGGTGTTTCAGGTCAGCGGCTATGGCCCGATCGGCAGCATCTCGGCGCTGTATGAGCGCGGCTCGAGCTTCGGCGATCCGATGGCCGACCATGCCGATTATGCGGCGCTGGTCGCGGCGACCATCCCGCCCGGGCGCTGGGCGACATGCCTGGCGCAAGGCCTGTTCCGCCTCGGCGCGCCGCCTTTCGGGGTCATCACCGCCGATGTCGAGGGGCACAAGGTCGGCAGCGTGGTGCCGCGCAGGACCGGCGCGATCATCAGGACGGTCGCCGCCGCGATCGGCATCGCATCGGGAAGCATCGATGCGGCGTCCATGGATGCGCTCGACGCCGCCGTGGCGCGCAATGTCGGCATCTACCTGACCGAGCAGGAAACGTTCATCGACTTGGCGCAGCGCATGTGCCTGCCGTGCAACGCCTATTCCGGCATGTCGTGGCAGGGCGAGTTCTTCGCTGTCCGGCCCGTGTTCGGCTCCGCCGCGCTGACACTGCACGGACAGGGCCGAGCCGATCCGCAGGTGCTGCGCATGGTCGAAGGCGGCGTCAACCCGCCGTTCAAGAAGACGATCTTCGGCGCGGACAAGTGCTGGCGCGTGCACTCGACCACGGACATCGCCTATCAGGATATTCTGGTTGACCGCGGGCGCTACCAGGCGGGGGAAACCTATCGCGCGGGCAACATCGTCGACCTCACCGACGGCTCGCGCTGGCTCTACATCGCCGACACCGCGACCTCGGGCAATGCACCGCAGGCTGGCAGCGCGTTCTGGGAGCTGATTTCCGACCAGGTGCAGCCGGTCTATCTCGACGGCACGCCCATGGAGGATTTGAAGCCGGCAGAACCCGGCGCGACCGAGGGCGGGGTCATCCCGACGCCTGGCAGCGGCGTGCCGGGGAATATCAAGGATGAAACCGGGGCTATCCGTGATCCTGGCGAGCTGCTGAACAGCCAGATCGAGCAGACTGCATCGGGCAGGCTCCAGTATCGCCCGTTGCCAGATGCTGATCCGATCATTCTTGGCGAAATCAAGCTGCCCGACCTTGGTGCGGCCAGCCAAGTGGCATTGCGTCAGGCCGAAGACGACATCGACCAAGTAGGCCGCGCGCTCGCAACGGTCCTTGATGAAGCGTCACGCACGCGCGAGACGCTGAGAGACGCAGGTTTCTACGTCGATCCAGCAAACGGGCAAATCCGTATCCACGCGATTGAGCAGACACGCGAGCGGGTGAGCCTGGCAGAGATCAACATCAACGCGGCGCAGGCTAACATCAACCTGAAAGCCAGCGTCAATTACGTGGACGAGCAGATTGCGCTTGCGGTCATCGACCCAAGCCAGATTGCGGACCTGACTGCGATCTTTGCACGTCTCACCACGGCGGAAGCGGACATCGACGGCTTGAATGCCGAAGTGTCCCTTTTGGCCACCGCTGCCGAGCTAAGCACGGTAGAGGCGAGGATCACGACTGCCGAAACGGCGATCGATGCTCTTGAAGGCGAGATTACCACGAAGGTCAGCACTACGACCTTCGACCTTCTGGAAACGCGCGTCACGAACGCGGAAACGACACTGACCGCGATCGGTGACGTGGCGACTATCTCTAATGCGGTGTCTGCCGCTCGGTTGCTCGAAAAGGCAGCGGACGCCAACGCGGAGCAAGACCTGCGTTCGCTGCTGCGTGGCGATGCGGCCAAGCGCGAATATGTTGCCGCCATCGCTTCGGCCCGAAACGAGCTAGGCGCGCGGATCACGGAGGAAGGAGCCGCTCAGGCATCGTTTGCGCAGGCGCTACAGGTTCGCGTTGGCGATGCAGAGGCATCGATCCTGTCGGAAAGCTTGACGCGTGCATCCGCAGATTCTGCGCTGGCAGTCGAAATCACGGAGTTGGCCGCCACGCTCAATACCGAGGTGGGTAACCTAGAGGCGGCTGTAGAGACCGAGCAGCAGGCTCGTGTTGAGGCGGATGGATTGATCGCTGCTGGCCTCGCGCAGCAGGTAACCGCAGGCCGTGTTCTAGAGGGTGAGGCAAGCGCCCTTGTTGAACAGCTTCTTGGCGCTCTGCTGATTAACGACAAGAACCGCAGGGAGATCGACGGAGCGCTGGCAGGGGCGCGTCAGGAAATCACGGCCCAGGTTGTCAGCCTGAGCGAAGTTTTTGCTACCAGCGTCCTCGCCTTGGTCGCGCGTGCCGCTGAAAATGAAGCGAGTATCATCCAGGAAAGCGTTGCGCGTGTAACGGCGGATGAAAGTCTGGCATCGACAATTACCAGCCTCAACGCCAGTTTCACGGGCGCGCTATCGGCAGAGACGATCGCTCGCACGAACGCGGTGACGACGCTTGAGGGCGATATCGGCAACGCAATTGGCCGGATCGATGACGAGGAGATTGCACGGGCGGCAGGTGATGCTGCCAATGCCGATGCGCTAGACGATGCCGTTACCACGCTGACCGCCTCAATCACGGCGGAGGCAATTGCGCGGGCGGATGAAGACGGCGCGCTAGCAGGGCAGATCACGACGCTTTCGACCACGGTTGGCGAGAACACCGCGACGCTGGTCACGTATGGTGAGAGCATCGACGGGCTCGAGGCGCGCGGCGGCATTCGGTTTGACATCAATGGCCGTATCAGCGGCGTTGGCGTGACTGCAACTGCCGACACCACCAAAATGACTCCCGTGGTTGATGCTTTCGAGCTGGTCGATCCCGATACAGGCTTTGCCTATCTGACCGCCGACGAGGACGGCCTGCGCCTGCAAAACGGCAAGATCGTTCTGGACACCGGCACCAACATGAAGGTGCAGGGGCTTGGCTTTGGAACGTCTAACCAGTTCGTCTCATGGTATGGGCCGACGCGCGCCCTTAACCTGTGTGACGAGGCGAGCGCATACAGCTACGAAAAAGTCGACGGTTCCGCCTATTTCGGCGGTTCGCTCTCTGCGGGGGTCATTCGCAATTCCGCAAGAACAACGGACATTACCAACGCCGCCACTATCACGATTGGGCCGTTCGGCACCAACGGCGAGCCAATCCTCGTTGTCACAAGCTACGGCCTGATCAGCGGCCAGACCATTGCCTATCCCGCCACGACCGCGGGGCTGGACGATTGGGAGGAAGCCGTAACCCTTTGGGGCGCGACGGCAACCGGCACCAACCCGAACCGGGCCGTGAACGCGACCAAGGCGATCAGTTGCTCCATCATTGTCGAGACAGACGGGCCGCTTGGGGCAAGCAGCTCGCCATTCTCCACCCTGACTATCAGTGGCGGCACGGAAACGCTGGTCGGCACCGCGCCCATCGTTGGGGATAGCGATGGGGTGCTTGTCTACACACGCACAATTTCCGGCTCCGTCACCGCGACGGACAACAGCGGAGGCACTGCCAACCGCACTTTCATCGCGACACTTACGACGCGGACCGACGCTGTGCTCGGGACGATCCAGAGTCAAACCATCTCCCTCACAGCGACCGAAGAATAAGGAGCAAGAGCAATGGAGGCGCAAGCTTTACCAAAACGACGGGCGGCGCAGCGGCCTGACCTCGACCGTAAGTCTTGAGGACAGCCTGTCCCAGTCTATGACCCTGATTAGCACTGAACAGATCACCTAGGAGCAAAAACAATGGCTTGGTATCGCGCAGGCACGGTCGCCCTGACTTTCGGGAACGCAACCGTCACAGGCACCGGAACGGCCTTCATTGGCAACCCCGGACAGCCAAACGTCAACATTGGCGAGGCCTTTCTGGGGCCTGACAATCGCGTCTATGAGATCATTGATATCCCATCGAACACAACCCTGACGATATCGCCTGCCTATTTGGGTAGCACGGCAAGTAGCCAGGCCTATGCAATTCTGCCTGCGCGCGGTCGCATTGCAGACCTGATCGCCGAAACACAAAGCTTGCTCTCGTCTTTCGCCTCAGTCCGCGACGGTATCGGCGCTGGGCTTATCTCTGACGGGTCGGCAAGCACCCCGGCCCTGCGCTTCTCGGCGGACCAAGACACCGGGGTTTACCGGATCGGGGCCAACGCATTCGGCGTTGCGACCGGCGGCGCGCTCCGCCTTGCCGTGGTGGGCACGAACAACTTCCTGCTCGGCGGTGCGACGACATCGGCCTATTCGGCGACCAATCGCACTGCGGTCCAGATCGATGGCGTGGAAGGTGTTGTGCTGGCGTTCCGCACGGCCAGCACGAACCGCGGCTATATGTTCGCCACCGCAGACCAGATCCTGCTGGAGGCCGAGCCCACTGCCCAGCTCAAGCTGAGCACGCTCGGGTCCAAGCCCATCGTCATCGCGACCGCCAACGTCGATCGGTTCAAGTTCCTCGAGACCGGCCCATTCGTCGGTGGCAAGGCCGCGTCGGATGTCACCGTTCAGGGTGTCGAGATCAATCCAAGCGGCAGCTTCTCTGCCACATCGGTCAACACGTTCGGCGGCTATTTCAACCGCTTGAGCAGCGACGGCTCTGTCATCTCCCTGCGCCGCCAGGGCACGGAAGTCGGCAACATCTTCGTCACGACCACCGCGACGACCTACAACACCAGCTCCGACTATCGCCTCAAGGAAAACCTGGAGCCGCTGACCGGCTCGGGCGCGTTCATCGATGCGCTCAACCCGGTGCGCGGCACGTGGAAGAACGGCGGCGACACCTTCATCGGCCTGATCGCCCACGAGGTGCAGGAGGTTTGCGAAACGCCCGTCGCGACTGGCGAGAAGGACGGCGAGGAAAAACAGACGCTGGCCTACGGCGCACCGGAAATCATGGCCCACATGATCGCCGAGCTCAAATCGCTCCGCGCGCGCGTGGCCGCATTGGAGGAAGCAGCATGAGCAACGAACTAGAGAAGGCGGAGGCCGCCCTGCGCGCCCGGATGTTCGCAGAAGATGCCAAGCTGGTGGCGAGCCTTGACCATATTCAAAAGGCGATCGCCGCTGCCGAGATCGAACCGCAACGGCCCACCGTCATCTACGGGCTGTCCGCACAAGCCTATGTCTGGCTGATGATCCTGACCGCCCTCATTGCTGGGCTGGTCGCTTTCGCCGCAATCGAGGCTGTCATCGTGGACCGCCTCGAAGCGAGGATCGCCGCATTGGAAGCGGCGGAATGACCATCGACGCCGATCTCACCCGCAAGGCGATGCTGGATAGCATCAACCGCCTTGCCGAGGACATGCGCGAGATGCGCACCGACATGAAAAAGGAGCTGGGCGAGTTGCGCCAGATCAGTGAGCGGCTCGTCAAGATCGAAACGCGCCTCGAGGACATCCAGGAACTCAAGAACGAGAACTTGGCGATCAAGGCCGAACTCGCCCTGCTCAAGGCCGACCTCAACAAGCGCGACGGTGAGCGGGGGATGTTGGCCACCATCCTGAAATCGCCGCTGTCCTATCTCATCGCGGCGGGCGCTGGGCTCATCGCGTGGCTCAAGGGAGGAGTGTGATGATCCGCGAACTTCAACAGCGCCTGCTGGCCGCTGGCTACAACCCCGGTGCGATCGATGGCATCAACGGGCCGCGCACCATGACGGCACTGTGCCTGTATATGTCGCGCGGGCAGAACCGGGCGAATTGCGAGGGCATCGGCGCATCGCTGGCTCAGCATGGCGGCTCCTATGCCATCTTCACCCCGCTGCGTCTGACGCACTTCATGGGGCAGCTTGCCCATGAGGCCGGCCTTTTCCGCTACATGGAGGAGATCGCCAGCGGCGCGGCCTATGAGGGGCGGCGTGACCTCGGCAATACCAGCAAGGGTGACGGGCGGCGCTACAAGGGGCGCGGGCCTATCCAGTTGACTGGGCGGGCCAACTATCGCGCGGTCGGTGCACGCCTTGGCCTGCCCTTGGAATCCGAGCCGACGCTTGCCGCGCGGCCTGACATCGGGCTGCGGATCGCCCTCGATTACTGGCAGTCCCGCAAGATCAACGCCGCTGCCGATGCCGACGACATCATGCGCGTCACCCGCCTGATCAACGGAGGCACGAACGGCCTTGCCGACCGCATCGCGCAGACGAACCGCGCGCGCAAGATCATGCTCTGACCTTATCAATCGAAAGGAACTACGATGTCCAAAGGCAACACGTTTGAAGGCGATTTGCTTTCACTGATCTTTAACGCCACCACGATCGCCAACATCGCTAACAATGCTTCGACCTCGCCCCTGACGCAGCTGTTCGTCAGCCTGCATACGGCAGACCCTGGCGAGGCGGGCGATCAGACGACCAGCGAGTGCAATTACACCAGCTATGCGCGCGTCGGCGTGAACCGCAACTCGGGTGGCTGGACCGTGACCGGCAACAGCGTCAGCCCGGCGGCGAACATCGACTTTGCCAATCCGAGCGCGGCAACGAACTTGCCGCAGACGGCCACGCATTTCGGCGTAGGCACCGCGTCGAGCGGCACGGGCAAGCTGCTCTACAAGGGCGCGATCACCCCGAACATCGTCATCAGCAATACCGGCGTGACCCCGCGCCTGACGACCTCGACCGCGATCACCGAGGACTGATAGCCGATGGCTCTCGAATATGTTGGTGGCAAGACAGCGAGCATTACCGGCTCGACCTCGACCGCCACCAATATATCGCTGACAGACCTGACCGGCGGGCTAGCGAGTGCGCCCGCTGCCGGGGATATCGTGATCGTCGCTTATGCGGTGAGTTCATCGGGTGATGTGGCAATCGGCGTCAATACCTCTGGCTATGATGAAATAGCGGAGTTGTTCGCCAACGACACAAGAGACACCAACCTCTCTGTCAGCCGCAAAATTATGGGGTCGACCCCCGACACCTCGGTCGATGTTAGCGCAACTGGGGGAACGTTTAATCCTGGGGTCGTGACGATAGGCGTATGGCGCGGCGCTGACGCCACGACCCCACTTGATGTAGCGGCCACTACCGCCACCGGCCTTGATAGTTGGGCCCCCAATCCAGCGGCCATCACGCCTAGCACCACGGGCGCGCAAATCATTGTTATCGGCGCGGGTGCTGGGGGCACCGGCACTGCGGCGATCGGGGCGCTTTCCAGTTCAGAACTCAGCAACTTTAGAACCATCAGCTTTGACAACACGGCAAGGTCTGTTGGCGTCGGCATGGGCAGCTTCGCCTGGACATCCGGCGCGTTTGACCCGGCAGCGTTCAGCGTTTCCGGCACCAACTCTACGTCGAATTCCAACGCATCCGTCACCCTCGCCCTGCGCCCGGCGGCGGAAAGCGGTGGCAACTCAGGGGCCGGCTCATCCGCAGGCGTTGCCAGCGCGACCGGCGCGGGCCGCACCGACCAGCGCACCATCCTCATCCCCGTTCGTGAACGCTAAGAAAGGACCGATATCATGGCAGAACAGACTCCCATCGTCGTCACTGACAACACCCTTGAGGGCCAGGTCAGCACCCTGCTGCGCTATCTCGTCGCCGCCGGTGGCGCGTTTGCGCTTGGCAAAGGCTGGATTGACGACGCCACCCTGCAGTTTCTGACCGCTCTGGTCACCGTCGCGCTGCCCATGGGCTGGGGTATGTGGAAGACCTATTCGACCAAGGGCAAGCTCATCACGACGACAGACGCAGCGCCGGATTCGGTGGGCCAGCTGGTGCACAAATGAACTGGCTGCTTCTGCCGTTCATCGGCCTGAGCAAGTTCGTGCGCTGGCTGCTCGGGCTGGCGCGCGACTATCCGTGGCAGACGGCCGTGATCGTTCTCGCCGGCGCGCTGGTGATCCTGATGCGCCAATGGGGCATCGATCACCGCGACCTGACCGATCAGATCAGTGAAGCCAACGGCACGATCGCCGAGGAACGCCTCGCTCACGAACAGACCGTCGAGAACATCATGAGGGGCCGCGAGGCTGCGCGCGCGCTCGACGAACAGAACGCCGCGCGCGTCGCCGCCGAGGCCGCCGCCATCAACGAAAGGACGATCCGTGACCTGGAAACTCGCACCCGCACTTATGCTGCCCGCGCTGACCGCCTGCGCGCACGGCTCGCAACCCTTGAAGCCGGTGACGGTGGTGGCGGAAGCGCGGCAGTGCCCGGCGATCCCAACGCCACCTGCCTCGCTCTTGGTGCCGCCGACTGTGCGGACCTTGTTACCCGAATGACGGACGGCCAGGCCAGCATCGACCGGCTGATCGCGCTGCAGGCCTGGGCGCGCGAGGTCAGCGCGATCGACACCAACGGAGCCCCCGAATAATGCCAGCAACCCCCGCACGCATCGGCTTCATCCTGCAGGAATTCCGCAAGGTGACGGTCGAATCGCCCGGCGTCGTCACCAAATATGGCGACGCCGCGCGCACCAGCGACGATCCCGTCGAGACGTTCTTCAACACCACGGCCGACGCGCTGGCGATGGCGCAGGAGCGGCAGGACCTGCTCGACGCTGATCGCCGGCAGTTTCAGGCGGTCGCGAACGGCACCGCCCAGGCGCTCGGCATGGATTACAGCGCCACGACGCCCACCGTGCGCGTGGTCGACACCGAGCTCGAGGTCGATCAGGACGCCATCGTCATCGAGCTATCGGTCGATCTCGGCGCCGATCGCCAGACAATCACGGCATGGGGATGAAGCATGGCCACTATCCAGAAGCCCATTTTCGTGGTGCCTTACGACCTTGCCAATATCGCAACCGGGAACGAGGTCGCCGGGCATCCCGCCAGCCACCTCAATCGCCACGAAGCCATGGGGCTGACCTGGAAGACCAGTAACGCATCGAATGTCTGGGTGCGCGGTGATTTCGGCGCGAACCGGGCGGTGAGCCTCGTCTCGATCATCTCGGCGAACGCCCTGACCGGCACCAAGATCAGGGTGCGGCTGGGGTCATCGCAATCCGCGGTCGACGGCACCGCGACCTATGACAGCGGGGCGCTGGATTTCATCTCGCCATCAATCCAGCGCGAGGACGGGCTCTATCATTCGTTCCTGCGCCTGAGCGTTCCCGTGTGGCAGCGCTGGTGGCGCATCGACATCACGAACCATACCGGCGCGTTCGAGGCGGCCGCGCTGGTCATCGGCGACGTGATCGAGACGCCGTGCTTCTACAACCAGGATTGGGAATACGGCATCGAGGACCTGCGGCAGGTCGAGATCAACCGCTGGGGCGTGTTCGACCGGCAGGACGGCATCGTGCTGCGGCGTCTCGACTTCACCCTGTCCTGGGTCAGCGAGGCGGTGTTCGAGAGCACCTTCCGCCCGATGCATGAAAAGCTGGGGCAGACCGGGATGGTCTATATCTGCTTCGATCCCGAGCCGACGACCTATCGCCAGGCGCGGACCTATTTCGGCCTGCTGCGCCAGCCCGCGATGGCGAAGGCGACGCGCAAGGCACGGACCTTCTCGCACGAATATCAGATCCGCTCGCTGATCTGATTGCGGTCAGGCCGGTGGTTGGGGGGCCGATCCGGTCGGCGTGGCGCGCTCTCACCTGGGCGCGCCACGTTCGCCGCAAAGTATATTCAGTTCGGGATAGGCTCGTCCAAAGACCGGCGCTCCTTGGTCAGAGCCACGATAATCTGATCCAATAGGTAGGCGTAAACGCGCTTTTGCGTGTCTTGGGAAAGTGAGTTCGGGCAATAGTCTGCAATTTGACTGATACCCGCCTTGATCGCATCAATCAGATCTACCCCGACGAATGTGCCACCCCAGAAGTTATTCATCAAAAACCATGGGCCGATAAGCACGGTTTCGCCGTCCAATCTGATTTGAAAATCGCTTTTGGTACCAAGGCTTTCGACCATTTCGACTTGGCCTAAATGCCAGTTGATATCATCCCTAAGCGCCCCGTCCCATGGCTCCTTTGCCCGAGCGAAGAAACTATCTCGGTCCTCTTCCTGCCAAGACCCTTCCGGGTAGATGCGCGGACGCTGGTTGGAAACTCCGAACATAGCAATTCTCCTTCAATGCGGGCGACCAACGCCCATGCCAATTCACCCGATAGGGGTGCCTATTCCCCCGATAGCCTCAGTCGATCCAGACTGCGGTGTCCCATTTCAGCGCCTTCGCCATATCCGACGCGCCGCCGTCCCATCCCCAGAACTCCATGATCTCGGCCCGCTGCGCCTTGTGATCCTCGCGCGCCGTCGCGACATGCAGCTTGACCAGATCGCTTTCGCGCGGGTCGAGCGCGTGGCTGGTATCGATCGCGACCAGCGCCCCGCCTTCCGTCTCGCACAGTTCCCGGGTTTTGATCCGGCCATTAGGGGTGGTGTGCTCATCCTGCCAGATGATGCGGCCCATGAAGCCGGTGCGCGGTCCAGCGGTAGGCAGGATGTCGAACCGCTCCCATTCCGGGCCTGCCTTGGCCAGTTTCACCACCTTGTAGAGCGCGGCGGATGCGTCGGCGATGATCTTTCCTGCTGTGCCGGGGTCCGCTTCCAGTGCGGCCTCGAGGTTCTGCATCATCTGGGCGAATCGTTTGGGCGGTTTCATGCCACTTCCTTCCATTGAACGCCCAGACCGGGCACGTAATTCGGGTGCTTCACCTTGAGCCAGGCATCAGAACGACCGCGCCTGTAACCGGCCTCGGCGTCTTTGACCATTAGGCCCTCCCCGCCGTTGATCCAGACACGGTTCGCCAGCGCCTCGATGTCGGCCCGATCGGCGACCCATTCATCGGCCAGTATTTCCACGATAGCCCCCTCGGGCTCGCGGCCGTGACTTCCGGGCCGATATTCCCACGACAGGGCATGGTCGGGCACGGCCGCCCAGAGCTCCGCCAGCCAGGCCTTGCGCTGGTATAGCGGCCGATCGCTGCCCCCTGCCCGCCATTCCGCATCGGTGAGGCAGTCGAACAGGTGGAACGTGCCCGCCTCTCCCCCCGTCTTCCATCCGCGCTCGCACCATGCCTTGGTGGCTTCCAGCGTGCCCCCGACCCGGTATTCCCCGTCCAGAAACAGCGCGCACCCGGCGACCGCTTCCATGATCGCCAGCTTGTGCAGGATATGGCCCGTTCCCTCGATAGGATGACCGTTGCGCGTCCAGAGCCCGGGCTTGCCTGCCCTGCCCCGGAAATAGCCCGCGCGCCATCCATCGACCTTGATTTCTGCCATCATCCCGCCGCTGGGCAGATCCCGCCCGGTCCAACGGCCGGCGAGCTGGAATAGTTCGGCGGTCACGATGAGGTGCCCTGCGGGACGGTGCGCAGCGCCCGCTTGAGCACTATCAGGCAATCCAGCAAATCGCGGCGCTTGGTCCAGTGCCCGACATTGAGCGTGAGCCTGTCGAGCGCGTAACTGTCGCTCGGCGTCGTGACTTCACTGGGATAGCTAATCCAGTGGTCAATTTCTTCCGTGGACCCATAATCGGTCAGGATGTAAGACAGCGGCTCACCGCAAACTGAACAGCGCTCGGTGTGGTCGCATTCACCGTTTATGGTTGCCGAAATTCCGTCCCAGAATGCATCCTCTAGGTCGGTGTGCCGATAGGACGGTTTATCAGGATCGATCAGGGGGCCAAGCCCGAACTCTTTTGCCCGCGCCTCTATAGCGTGGTGACGGCAAAGACTTTCGCCGCTGTCGCTTTCTAGCCAATAGACTGGCCCCGGCTCGATAGGCGGCACGATCTCCGCAAGCTTCCGTGCCAGATCGCGAACGCGGCCTGCGAGAATTCGCGCGCGCTTGTCGGTTGTCTGAATGTCCATCGTCATATTCCCTTGATAGCTAGGGCAGGCCTGAGCCCGCCCCTCGCCTTCCTTATGCCGCGATAGCCCCCGGCGCTGCCACCGCGATCGGCGCCGCCATCAACCCGGCCTGGCGCAAGATGGATTCGGCGCGCGTCACCCGTCCAATCATCTGCTCGAGCTGATCGCTGCCCCGCTCGCACATGGCTTTCATCTGGGCATTGTGCGCGGTGAGGCTGGCGACCTTGGCGCGCAATTCCCGCGCCTCATCGAGCAGGCGAACGGCATCGGTCGGGCGCATCGGGTTTGTGGGATCGGCAAGCGACCGCTTGAGGCTGGCGAGCTCGGCCTGGGCCGCATTGCGTTCGGCGATCGCCTGAGCGAGGCCCGCGGTGGATTCCGCTGCTGTCTGGTGCATGGCGCGCGCATTCGCCCGATAGGTGGCGATCATGCGCCGGGCGCGCTTTGCCGTCGCCAGCCGCTTGCGCTCGCTGTCTGATGGCGGTGCGGCAGGGGAGATGACCCGCACAACCCAATTCCCCGCATCAAGCTCGATCCTGCCAGCCGCGACCAGACGCTTGCGCAGCGCATCCGCGCGCCGCGTGCCATGTTGCCAAGGCGAGAACCGCGGCGAGTCCATCGGGGGGCAGCGATAGGGGTTGCCATGCCCCCAGCAGTTCAGCACATCGCGCGCGAGCTTTTCGCGCATCGGCTCAACCGCGCGCCGGGCGATCGTGACGGCATTGTAGAGACGTGCGGCAATTGGCCCCTGAAATGGCCCGTGAGGCTCGCCAGTGAGCGCAAGAGCGGCGCGATAGAGTGAATCCCCCTCAAGGCTCTGCGCCCGCGCTTGGCGGTAGAGAGTGCGGTATTGGCTGCGAATGTCGGTCATGTCCTTTTGTCCCTTGTTCCGGCCATTGTCACGCGCCTGCAGCTGGCCAGCCTGCAAGCGCCTGAGCGTATTCCGCCCATAGGGCGCGCGCCTGTCATTCCCGCGATAGGGTAGCGCGCGCCTTATGGGCGCCGGGGTTGAACCCGGCGCGCCTGATTATTCCCCCTGCAATTCAGCTGGCGACCATGCAAGGCCCGCGGCCGCCATATCGGCCCGGAATGCATCGATAAGGCCCGGCAAGCGCGCTTCAAGGGCCGCTCGCAACTCGGCCGGTTCTGCCATCAATTCAGCATCGGTCGCATCTGGCCAGACGGCCGCGCGCCGCGCGCCGTCGAGATCTCGCGCCTTGCCCTCACTCCAAGCGGTAGGGATATCGAGAAGGCGCGGCGAATGATTAATGAGAGCTGCGGCGAATTGTTCGGCCTGCAGTTCGGTATCGAACGGGCATTCGTGCCAGCGCAAAGGCGGTTGCCCTGCAAACTGATACTTGGGCGCGAATTGATGTTTGCCAGGCTTACCCAGGTCTTCATGCGCAACCGCGATCGGCACTAATTCCGCCGATAGGGCGCACGGGTCTAATTCCGCCGATAGGGTTTGCGCCAGCCAAGCGGCAAAACTGGCCTTTACCTTAAACGGAATAGGGAAGTCGCCAAAGGCAACTGCCTTTTCAGAGCTCGAGACTTCCCCCGCGCGCTTGCCCCAATGGTCGCGATCTCCCGCGAGATAAACCGCATTAGCGACATACCACATCGGCCCATCGGTTGAGCACAAATCCCATTTGATCAAATGCGCCAATTCTGGGAAGCGCTTGGCGATGTCATCATGAGCGCATCCGATTGAGCCGTTATCATCGTGCCGCTTCGCGCCGCTAATCATGGCAGTGATTGCAAAGGTCGCATGGCCGTTGCGGCAAGAGTCGTCAAAGCGGATTTCAGCATGAAGCCGCGCATTAGGTCCCCATCCCGCTTTGCCAAAGGGACGCCCTTCGGAAACCCATTTTTGCGCAGATAGCAGTTCGGGCGCATCGGGCCGGATATGGCGCGCATACATACGGCCGGGCACATTGGCGATTGCATGGGAAAATTCTTGCATGATCATCGGTCTATTCCTTTGTCCGCCCTCAATTCCCTAGCCGGATGGGCAGGCCGGCTAGGCCTAGGCATTGCGCCTATGTCTCACCCCAAAGTCACGCGATAGGGTGAGGCATAGGCGGCGCGCCGGTTGCAGCGCGCGCGCCTGCTATTGTCACGATAGGGGCGCCAATTCATCGGATAGGGCGGCCCAGATTTCATCAACCGTCATTGCATCCAGTTCCGGTTCCCGCGCGCCGAATAGCCAGCGCCTTTGCGCAATCTCGGCGGCCCTATCTGCCTCTTGTGGCGTATCGAATCCGCCGCGCCGCTCCACCGTCTGGAAACCGTCGAAAATCTCAAAGCAAAATTTGCCGGGCGATTCTGTGTCTTTCCCGCGAGTCCATCCCATAGCGTTAATCCCCCTTGATCAGGCCCAGCTTGTGCGCCTCTTCCCGTTCCCAATCGCTCCACATATCGTCAAAGCCCAGCGCTAGAGCGCGCTCCAATTCGGCGCGCCGCAATGCGTCTTGTGCCGCGCCGCGCTCTTGCGGATTGGTGGCTTTGTCGAGCTGGTCGAGCGCTGCAGCGATTGCCGGGTAATCGGCCCAATCATCGCTGGCGATTGCTTGCGCTGCAGTCATCTTGGCCATTAGATCAGCTCCACATAGCAGGCGATTCCGCGCGCCCTAAGCTGGCGCGCCGCGAATTGAGCGACGCCCATAGCGCCAAGCGACATTGAGCCGGTCAAAGCGTAGGGCGTGCGATCGGTTCGCCTATCGCCATCCCATGGCCGGATAGCGGGAACAACTGCCCATTGTGCGGGGCTGGCAAATTGATTGGCTGGCATAGGTCTATCCCTTTGTCTGTTCTATCTCGTCAGGCGCCGGGCGAACAATCCGGCGCGATAGGGCGCATAGGGCGCGCCCTATTTCGACTATGGGCGAGGGGTTAGGCGCTATACGGATCAGCCGCGCCATCATGCCAGCGCACGCGATCGGCCGGAATTTGGTGACGGACCAGGCGGAACATTCCATTGCGCTGCATTGCGCCGCGCTCAATGATCAAGGCGCTATCATCGGCCATGATGGCAATCGCCTTGCCATGGTGAATGGCATAGCGCTCCATAGCGCCGCGCCAAGAGCGCGCGGCATAATGGCGCCGCATAGCGCGCCATCCCTGGACGGTGTTGACGGTCGAAGCTTTAGTGTTGATCGGCATCATTGCGATTTCCCCTCAAAGGCGAGAAATGAAAACAGGAAGGCGACGCAGCAGGCGATAAGGGCAAGGCCTGCTAGGGCGTGGCCGGTGATCATGCGGCGCTAGCTGCAAGCTGGCTGGCAATACCGTGCAAGGTGCCAGCGAAAAAAAGGCGATAATCGGTATCAGCTGCAGCATGGCTAGGCTGGGCGCGCCAGCCACCCGACAAGGCGCGCGTAACGCGGAATGCAAAGCCCTTGGCGTCATAGGAGATATACGTGCCCTTGCGGGTAGGGTGGCGCTCGAGATTGTGCGGCATGGTGTTTGCTCCATTGCTTGGCCTGCCATGGTTGCGACGTTGGCCAATCCGTCGCGGCGATGGCGTGCAATCTATGCGCGTGAACGTGAATTGCAAGTAAAGATTGCTATGGCGCGCGAATTAATCGCGGGTCCTACCTACGCGCGCGCGTATACGTATGCGCTTGAAGACCGCTTTTTCTCACTCAACTCCATCTTTTACTGTTTTACATAGTTTGAACATGTAGTTGAGGCACAAAAAAGCCGCTCGAAAGCGGCTCAGTGCAACTTTGGTCTGTGCGGGGTCGATCAGATGTCGATCGGTGGTCGATCTGGTAGCCCTGGCTTGCCTGCCGCAACCCAATCAGCATGGCGGATGACGCGATAACCTGGCGGGCATGGTGACCCTGGGGGAATTGATCCTCCGTGCATCATAAGACTGACGCCGGCATCCGAAGAATAAAAGCGCCGCCGCGGCCCGGATATGTCAGTGGCAAACCCCTCACACCAATCCCTGCCAGCAGAAAGGGCGTCTAGAGCAGCATCTTCGAGCTGCGCTGCCAGATTCCGATACGCTTCGTTTGCCATCTCGTCAGCCATCCGGCGCAGGTGCTCGTTGATAACCATCACCCCTCACCCCCGATAGCAGCCGAGATAGCCCGGACCATGGCGAGGGCGTCGATCTGTTCGGGGGTCATCCTGCACCGCCAATCAATTTGCGCACTGCGCGCCGCAGTCGGATTATGAGCACAACATTGATGACAGCTAGCACCAAATTGGCAGCGGCGAACGCAGTGTTCAGCTGGATCATTTCAAGCAAAGTCATCTGGAAGCCTCATGGTTTGCGTGTGCGGGTCGGCAACGCCTTCCCAGCGCCGGGGGTAATTCCATACATCAAGCCTCTCGCCGCTTTCAAATTTCTTGATTTCAGCTTCTGCGGCCCGTTCTTCCGGCGTGCGGAGGTCAACGATGCGCGGTGCCACGCCTGCCCAAGGGTCAAGTTTTGCGCCAGGCGGCCCAATCACGTGCACCTTTTCGAGCCAGTCATCATTGGCCGAGTATGAGCGTGATCTCCCGAAAGAACAACCACTCCACGAGCCTGTCTCATAGAATGATTGCGGGTAGATGTATTCCTCGGGGTGCTCATCCGGCCTCAATCGCTGGTAGGTCAGCCGTGCGGTTTCGGTATCGAGGTTTTTGAGGATCGATACGCGGCCAAGGCGCGTCTGGCAGACCAGATGCCACAGGTTGCGATCCGTTGCCTCGTCGCATGAAATCGTGTTGTCGGCGGTCATCCTGCACTCCTGATAGCATCTGCCCGCTCGCGAAGAATCTGGGCACACGATTGCGCCATGTGGTGGCCACCCGAATAGCCGTCGAGATATTCGGCGGCGTCGGTCAGGTGGGTTGCTACCTCGCGGGCGATGAGGGGGCGCAGTGCGCGCGCCCTGTTCTCGACTGTCGCAGCCTGTGTTGCGACTAGAACCCGCGCGATCTCATTGGTCAGTTCATCCGTGACCATGCTGCGCCTCCATTGCATCGGATGCGGCGGATAGGGCGGCGGTGGCGTGGTCGCGGTAGGTCTGCCGGTCGAACTCGGTCGTGGTGCAGTTTCCGGGCTTCATTTCGCCGTCCCAGCTTTGCAGATGCGACGATGCCCACATGCCCTTCGCCACCGCCTCCGCCAACTGCGCTTCCAGTTCGGCGATGCGGGGATCGGGAGGGCAATATGCGTCAACGCACTTGCTAAACGGGCACTCTCGCTGCTCACTCATGTCCTTCGTCCTTTCTGATATGCTCGCCGCGCTCACCGATTATGCGGGCAGTCCCAATCACAATATTCGGTGCCAGCCTGCATACAGGTACCGTCAGCCGTCATGCCGCAGTCGTCCCAGCCATCATCCTCGGGTTCGTCATCGGGATCATCGTAGCTGTCGATGAAGCAGTTCCGGCATTGGCGGTTCCATGTCATCTCAGCCGGTTTTCCGCAGTCTATGCAAACCACGCCAGCCCGTTCCTCACTCGGGGCGGTCATACTTCATCTCCTTCGTCTGTGCGTAGGGTGGCGCGGGTGTTCCATGCGGTGATGGCTTCCTCGATGCTGTCATAGGTGCAAGTTTGCAGGCAGCAGGTTCCGCACCAGACGTAAGGCATGTTGGTTTGGTCCATCACCTCGACGCCGCTAAAGGATGCGTTCGTGTAGCGCCCAAAGCCCTTTGCAGGACCACTGCCGCACATAGGGCATGGCTTAAGCGGGGCGCTGTCCTGGGTATGGGTCATGCTGCGGCTCCCTCTGGTCATGGGGTTCACTTTCCGTAACAGGCCCAAGCGGGCGCAACCGCGATGATTGCCGAGTGCAGGTCTTCGACATGCCCCCAGCTTTCGTTATAGACCCGCCAGCCCTTCTCGTTGTCACCATCGTGGTCAGGCTCGCGGCCATAGGCGCACTCGTCGAGCCAACGCGCCGCGAAATCTGCGCAGCCGAAAGCATCCATTTTGAATGGAAAAGCGACGTAGCCCTCCTTTTTTTCGTAATCAGACCAAAGGAAGATGATCCGATCCGGGCGCTTGGGCTTGTCGAGATGGCGGTATGCCTCGTGCGTAAAGGCCTCATGGCCAGCGCGGATCACATAGCCCACGGCAGCTTTGTGCCCGGACCCGGCGAAGGCCAGCGCGATAGCATCGGCCAGCGTCTTTTTGCCTGTGCAGATCATATTGAAGGCAAAGTTGTCCATTACAATCTCCTATGCGGCTCCCCGACCAGATGCGCAGCGTTGACAACAGTTGTGGTCCAGCGCACCAATCGGGCCAATTACAAGCCAGTCCGACGCATCACGTCCGCACGCAGTCTTGCCGTCCGATCCCTGCAAGTGATAAACATCGCGCGACCACCACTGATTGCCCTTCGCGCCCTTTTGGACACTTGGGCGCGGGCGAGGCGAGCAGATTGCTATAAGGGGCTTCATGCTGCGGCTCCCTTGAGGCGGGGGGACATCAGAACATCTCCATCTGTGCTGGGTTGAGGCTGGTCAGCCATTCCAGAATTGCATTGGCGTCCCGGCTGTCCTTGCGCTCCATGGCGCTGCGAAGATCTGCGATCGCGAGGGCAAGGGCATCGGCGCGGGTCGGTGCGGCCCTGTGCATGGTCAGCGGCGCCGATCTGCCGTGGCAGTCTCCCTGCATCAGCTGGAACGCAGTTGCCCACAGCCATTGCTCGCCAGTGTTGCAGAACTCGATCTCGGCTATAGGGCATCCGCGCCAGCCCTTTTGCTCGCGGGGCAGTGTGAGGCTTTCGGTGGCCGGGTAGACGCCGTGTTCGTTCGGGGTGATCGTAGCCATTACGACCTCTCCAGATAAGCGATTGCAGCGGTGCGATAGGCAAGGTCATCAATGGCTGAGAGCCGGACATTGCAGCGATGGCAGAGGATGCCCCGAACCTTGCCGGTAGTGTGGCAGTGATCGATGCAGGGGCGTTCCATGGGGCCGGTGCAGATGGCACACACCCCGCCTTGCTCGGCAACCATGCGGTCAACGTCAGCGGGGGTCAGGCCGTAGCGCGTCTTGATCTGCCATGCGCGCTTCTGCTCGGCAGGCGGCTTGCGTCCCCGGTAGCCTTTCTCGCGGCGATATTCGTTCAT